TAACAAAATCAAACGGACTTAAAAACTTAGCAGAAAATAATCCAGATGTTGAAAAGACATTAACAGATATTTTTAACGCATTTAATCAAGATTAATCATGTTAATAACATTTATAATACTATTTATACTAGCATTTAGTGCTGCAATTTATTTTGCATATCGAGCATATTATTTAGCTGGAATCGTAGCAGATAGTGAAGAATATACAGAAAAATATGTAGAAGGATTAGAAGTAACTAACCGATACATGTATTCTAGAATTGTGGAATCATATGATGTAATGAAACAAATTGATCGTTTAGGTGCATTTGAATCAGAAGATGAAGCAGGTACTACATTTCAATTATTAAACGAAGTAATTACAGAACTAAAAGAAGAATTTGATGGCGAAGCGCAAGAAGAAAAGTAATATTTATTTTACAAGAATTACTGAATTAGCAATTTTAGGATATAATAAATCAGATAGTGCAGTTAAACGAGAAAAAATTTATAGAAGGTTTATTTATCCAGCTTTCATGAAACTATCTGAAAATTTAATTAATACGGTTAAGCCTACATATATTGATTCTACATTTACTGATTTACAAACCGATTTAGTTACATTCTTAACGGAACGTTTAAACAAGTTTAATCCAGATGCTGGTAAAGCATATTCATACTATACCAGGACTGCATTTAATTATTTAATTGGTGAAAATGATCGTGCATATAAAAAATTAAAAGCTGATACTGCTGAAATTGATATTGATGAGCAAAGAAACGTTATGATTGAAATTCATAATGAAGAAATTCGAGAAGTACTTTGTTACTTTATGGATGCGTATGTTCGATATTGTTATGATAATCTGAACTTTATATTTAATAACACCTCAGATATACATGTAGCTGATTCTATATTACATATATTTGAAAATCGAGAAACAATAGAAGATTTTAACAAAAAACGTTTATATATCTTAATACGAGAGCGAACCGGATTAGATCCTTCTCAAACCAACGCAGTTACACGTGTAGTTAAAACTCTTAAACAAATTTATAAAGATTTTTTTACCGAATATGAACGTACAAACTTCGTGAAATTGCCTTTTTAATATTTATATAAAAGGAATTTCTTGTTATGGATAAAAATGATGAATTATTTAAAGGTACTACCTTTTCAGATCTAATGTCTGACGTTTATCATAATTCAAAAAAGAAAGATAGACAAATTAACCAATTAATTGCACAATTACAACCACTAATACGTAATGCATCTGATGCTACTATCATAGTACCACTAATTAAAGAATATTTAGATGTAGCAGTTAAAAATGATGATCATTTGGTTAAACTAACAGCGATCGTTCAACGTTATATTTCTACTAAACAAACTATTTCAGGTACCGATGGATTGTTGTCGGATGAAGAAAAAGAACAATTATTAAAAGCAGCTCAATCCACATTAACGAGTGAATTAGAAGATGAATTAGATCGTATTACAGATGAAGAAATTGTGTTGAAACAAAAAATACAAGCAGCTAAAGAAAAGATAGAAAAAAATGAAAACGGATAGTAGCATCGAATTCGACGTTGCTGAAGTATTGGATTATGAATATACATACCAGTACATAGATTCTACTAGGCCAGACAGTAATGTAAATACATTATTCGGAATAAAAGTAAAATCCTGTCATAGTTATTTTAACGCAAAACCTTTTATTGCTAAACCGGCAAATATTAATAGTAAAAATATACCGGTAATCGGAGAAATGGTTTTAATATTTCGTACGTTTAATCAAGTTTCAAATTCTAGTTTACGTCGAGAAACCTGGTATTATTTGTCAACTGTAGATGTGCAGTCTTCTGTTAATAGTAATCCTATACCTGGAATATCTGATAAATTTGTTACGCAAACAAAATTAGATGAATATAAACCAGGCAAAACATTTGAATTTAAAACAGTATCTCCAATACAACCATATGAAGGAGATATAATAGTTGAAGGTCGATTTGGAAATAGTTTGCGGTTTGGTAGCACAATAAAATCTGGTGGAAACTATTATAAACAGCCAACATGGTCTGGAGATATATCTTCTGATACACTAATTTCAAATCCTATAATCATATTGTCTAATGGTCAAAACAATCAAACACAGAAAAAGTTTGTTGTTGAAGATATTAATTTAGATAATGCATCTTTATATTTAACAAGCACGCAGAATATCAATTTAACTCTTAATAATTCTTTAAAAACAGTACGAGATTCAGTAACTCAATTTTCAAAATCACAATTAATTGGTACAGCTGATCGTATTATTTTAAAAGCAAAAACTGATACAGTTGCACTAGATTCTTCACAATCAATTGAACTAAATAGTCCGTTATTATCTATTGGCATTAAACAAAATAAAGAACCAGGTTTACATACTGAAGCCGTGGAAGATTTGTTTGAACTAATTTTTGATGTTTTAATTTTTGGGTTGCAAGATAGTAATCAAGCACCGGTTACTATTTCAAATCCAGAATTCATACGATTAAAAAATCAAATAATGACTCGTTTAAAAAATAAATCTATTAAACAGGATAAGTTTTAATCATGGCTACTGCATTTCCATTTAATAAAATTTCAAAAGTACCTTTAAAAGTTTTAACTATTTTATTGCCAATAATAACAGCACAACAGGCATTAGCAAAAAAACTTGCTTCAAAATTAGAGGAAGAACTAGATAATTTATCAAAAAATGCAAAGTGTAATGATACGCAGGTACTTGCATTAAAACAAAAATTAGAGGCTCTTCAAAAAACAATAGATAACATTCAACAAATATTAGGATTTATTCCACCAATAACGAAATCATTAAGAATTGTTAATACCACTGCTACAATTGTATCTACCGTGCAATTAGCAATACCAGCAGCACCAGGAGTTCCGCAAGGGCCAATCATGCAAACACTAAATGCAGCAGTGGAAACTATTTCAAATGTTACTTCTGTTATAACAACGTTAGCTAATATAGCAAACAATGTATTGCAAATTGCAAATCGTTTAGAATCAGTTATACAAAAAGCTGAAGATAAATTAAAAAGTCTATGTGCAACACAACCTCCAACTCCTAGTGCAGCTGTTGACTTAGTAAATTTAGCAGATTTATATCCAAGTGAATTTTATCAATTAGTTAATGTATCTCAAGAAGATATTGATAATAGATTCACTGAAATACAAAGATTAATTGATCAACAATTGGATGTAATATCTAATTTAAACGAAGCACCAAGTCAAATAATTATCGGAGAAGGCTCACCAAAATCTGACATAGGATTAGAAGGAGATTATTATGTTGATTCCGACACAGAAAACGTATTTGGCCCTAAACCTAATAATACTAGTTGGATATAACCAACTTTTTCCTAGTTTAATATTTATTAATAAAGTAATTTATGGACAGTAAAACGTTAATACAAGCACTAAAACGAGCCGTACGAGAAGAAGTACGAGCGGTTATTAAAGAAGAACTTACTGAAATTCTTCAAGAAGGACTAAAACCTACCATAACTGAAATGAAACAACAAACCAACCCAGTAAAAAAAGTTGCATCAAAACCTAATGTAATACCAAAGAAAAAACCAATATTCGAAGAAAATCGATGGGCATCTGTATTAAATGAAACAGATCCGTTGATTGAAAATGAACCTTTGGTTATGAATAGTTTTAAAGATATAATGCAGGAAGGAATGGATGAAATTCGTATGACATCTAAAGATGCAGTTGGGTTTGGTAATATGCGACAGAATATGAAAGCTTCATTAGGATTAGCACCAGAAGCCCCAAAAGTAATGGAAGATCCTGAAACTGGTAAGGTTTATGATGTTGCACCAGAAGTTCAACAAGCAATGACACGTGATTATTCTGCTTTAATGAAAGCCATGAATAAGAAGAAAGGGTAAATAAAAAATGCCATATGTAAGTGATATTACTATTATAACTGGTTCATATGATCCATTCTTCGGTAACTCTGCAGAAAACGGGTTAGGTGTTATACTGAGCCCAGGTACATTATTTACTCCTACATTTAATCGACAATTAAATTTACAAATATTTGAAAATCTTAGAATTTTATTGTCAACAAGAAAAGGTGAGCGTTATGGTCAACCAACATATGGTACAAACTTATACAATTCACTATTTGAAGCTAGTACTGATACAATTAAAGACACGGTACGTACTTCTATACAGGATGCAGTTACTGAATGGTTGCCATATATTAGTTTAGATCGCATCGACGTTAAAACAGCAGAAGATGATCCAGATAATCCAAATTTTATCACAATACGAATAACATATTCTGTACAGAATTTTGGTACTAATGAAATTGTAATTTATGTAAATGAATTTGGATCTGCAATAGTTACACCTGGAGATACTACAATTACACCGCCATAATAAAGGAATTTAATGGATATAAAAAAGGATATATCATATTTAGGAAAAGATTTTGGTCAATTTAGACAAAATTTAATTGAGTTTACAAAACAATATTTTCCTAATACATACAATGATTTTAATGAATCATCGCCCGGAATGATATTCATTGAACTTGCATCATATGTTGGCGATGTTTTATCATTTTATGCAGATGTTAATTTAAAGGAATCATTTTTAAATCAAGCAACTGAGCGTAAAAATATTTTTGATTTAGCTAAATCTTTAGGATATTCTCCTAACAATTCAGTTCCAGCATATGTAAATTTAGATGTATTTCAATTGGTGCCAGCAATCGGCTCAGGCACTAATGTTGCACCTGATTATAATTATGCATTGACAATTAAGCCGGGATTTCGTGTTAAACAAGAAAACGGATCATCTATATTCCGTACTTTAGACTCAGTAGATTTTAAATTTTCATCTTCAATTGATCCAACCGAGGTTACTGTGTATGAAAGTGATCCGTTAACTAAACAACCCACGTATTATTTGCTAAAGAAATCTGCAAAAGCAGTATCTGGCAATGTTAAAACAGTTGGATTTAATTTTGCTACGCCAGTTGCATATGATAAGGTAGTTTTACCAGATACCAATGTCATTGATATTATATCAGTACAAGAATCAGATGGAGATAATTGGTATCAAGTACCATATCTCGCACAAGATACTATTTTTGAGGATGTTCCTAACTTGGCAGAAAACGACCCTGTATTGACCCAATACCGTTCATCTGCGCCTAGTTTATTGAAACTAAGAAAAACTGCTAAGAGATACACTACGAGATTGCGTAGCGATGGTAAACTCGAATTGCAGTTTGGTGCGGGTATATCTGATAATAACGATGAAGAAATTATACCAAACCCAGATAACGTAGGAAATGGATTATCTGGTGTTAGACGCGATGTCAATATTGATATAGATCCTTCAAACTTTTTATATACTAGAACATATGGCCAAGCACCGGCTAACACTACATTAACTGTTACATATACGGTAGGAAATGGAATAGATGATAATGTTCCAGCTAGCTCATTAAAACTTATAAACTTTATTGAGTTTTCAGAAAACATTAATTCTACAAACAATGTAGGTTTAGTTAATTTTATAAAATCTACTATCGCAGTAACAAATCCAGTTGCAGCAGCGGGTGCTAAATCTGGTGATTCTGAGATTGAAATAAAAAACAATGCATTGGCAAACTTTGCAACTCAGAACCGATTAGTTACTCGCGAAGATTATATTATACGAGCATATTCTATGCCAGCAAAATATGGAAGTGTTGCTAAAGCATATATAGTTCCCGATGATCAAATATCCCAGAAAGAATTAGTAGAATCTCGAGTTCCTAATCCGTTGGCAATGAATATGTATGTATTAGGATATAATTCTAGCAAACAACTAGTTACATTAAATGATGCTATAAAAGAAAATTTAAAAACATATTTAGATTATTACCGAATACTTACAGACGCAGTAAATATAAAAGATGCCTTTATTATTAATATAGGTGTAGATTTTGAAATTTCTGTTTTACCAAATTATAATAGCAATGAGGTATTACTTCGTTGTGTAAACGCGTTGAAAGACTTTTTTAACATAGATCGTTGGCAAATTAATCAACCAATAATTAAATCAGATATTTTAAATATCTTAGGAAACGTTAAAGGAATTCAAACCGTAGTAGGAGTTTCATTTTTAAATTTATATGATTCAGATGCTGGATATTCTGGAAATGTTTATGATCTTAATACTGCTACAAGAAATGGTGTAATTTATCCATCATTGGATCCTAGTGTGTTTGAACTTAAATTTCCAAATCAGGATATACGGGGCCGCGTAGTAAATTTATAAGGAATATACATGTTTAGAATATTTTATGCAAAATCAGATGCTACTTTATATGAATCTATAAATGAATACAATGTAGGTTTAGATGAAATACTAGAGGTTGGAAAACGTTTAGATACTGATGGAGAAACATTATTAAAATCTAGAGCCGTTTTAAAATTTGATATGTCTGAAATTTCACAGTCATTATCTAAATATTCTAAAACTGTAAATGATTGTAAATTCATGATGCAATTATATACATCACATGCAAAAAATTTACCATCAGATTATAGTATTTATGCAAAATTAGTAGGTCAAGATTGGATAAATGGTACTGGTTTTGAATCAGATCCAACCATCGATGGTGTATCATGGACATACCCAATATCTGCTAGTACATGGTATTCTAGTAGTCAAAACATACAAATTGGCTCTAGTACTTTGTATGTATCCGGATCAATTTCCGGTGGTGGTTCATCGATGTATCAGTCCGATCCAAGTGGATCAACAGCCGGACTTATAATCTCAGAGTCTTTTTCGTATCGACCTACTGATTTAAACATGAATGTTACCGATTCATTAAAAATTTGGTTAAGTGGTAGTGGCGGAGCATCTATACCTAATTATGGTTTTTTATTACAATTTTCTGACACCGATGAAGCAGATGATGCAGTGGCTGGTTATGTAAGATTTTTTAGTAGAGATACACATACAATTTATGTTCCTAAACTAATAATGTATTGGGATGATGTTTCTTATTCATCTGGTTCATTAACTGCAATCAACATCGAATCATATTCAATTTATACAAAAATAAAACCTGCATATAAAGATACAGAAATTGCTAAAATACGAATATATGCTCGTGACAAATATCCACAAAAATCTCCTACTAATTTATTTCCTATACAAACCGTTAAGCGTCTTCCGGCTACAACATATTATACAGTTATTGACGCTCTTACAAATGAAACCATAATTCCTTATGATGATATTTATACTAAAGTAAGTTGTGATTCAACAAGCAATTTCTTTTATATTGATTTTAATGGATTTATGCCAGAACGGTATTATCGTATAGAATTGAAAATTAAAGATGGAATTGTTGAGGAATACATTGCAGATCAAATTTACTTCAAAGTGACTCAATAATGGCATTAGTTGATAGAAAAATAGATACAGATGTTTTACGTAGACAATTAAGATACGTAAAAAATGGATTGACATTTACATCTAATAATAGTAGTATACATCCCCGGGATGCAGCTGGAAATATTATTTTACAGGAAAATAGTGAAACTAATCCATTATTAATTATTGAGCCAGTAACTACAAAAATATCTACGAAATCTATGTTACGGGTGCTTGATACTCAGTTTGATTATTTCAAATTTCCTGTTACTACTCCATTAACCGATGTTCCAGATGTTAATTTAGACACTGAATTATTAGATATTATTTATGCTCGATATAGTCCTTCTGAAGATACAATCGTTCCTATAGTTAATTCTGGTTTATTATTTGATGTAGTAGAAGAAGGATTACCACAACAAAATTCTAATGCATATACAATTACAAAAGATATCAAAGATTTGAATAGAGATCTTAGATTCCGCATTAAATTTACACATAAGTTCGATCTAGGATTTCCTAATACAACTTATGGTACCATATATTTTTATTTATATAGAAATGGCCCAAATAGAGCAGGTTTAGATCGTGAATTCAATAAAATAATTAGTGGTGTAGATGCATATGCAAATACATTAGAAAATTTCCCGCCGCAAATTACACAAGATGGGTATGGCGAAATTGTATATGGAACTACTCAAACGTTGTTATTAGATTTAATTATACCTACATCTGAGTATGAAATTGGTGATACCTTTGCACTAGGCGCAATTGCCGGCCAGTTAGATTTACATACAATTATAGCTGATCAAACGTACTGGGTTATATCTGATGCAACTAAAAACGTAGATTTATGGAATCAACCGATAGAGTAACTAAAATATGCTGACGCAATATAAAAATATCGAACAAATACAAAATTCAGTAGCATCAGTTTCAGCTGAAAGAATTTCAAACAGAAAAACACAATTTGCAAGTTATGATATTAATGAACAAATAAAGTTTGATTCTGAAATTCCAAAACAAGGAAAACAATCATCGATTGAATTGCATGTTTATTCTGGAGATTCTTGGTTAACTGGTATACATAAGGTTACTGTACAAAATAAAATTCCTAGATATTTTGATAAAGATACAAAACAAGAAATATTATTTCCGGTACAGCCAGTTGCTATTGATATATATCGTGAATTAAAACGTATTGGTTTAACTGCTGGTACGTTTAAAATAGCAGTTAACTTCTTTAAGAATTTAATCGGTACATACGATCAACAACATCTTAGAATTGATGAAATTTCACCAGATCGTACAGAAATACGTTTACGTGCTATAGACGAAACAAATACAGAATTCTTAAGACAGATTTCTAATTTTATTAGCACTGTTAATCAAACATCATCTGATTGGTATAAATCATATCTATTAAATTTTAGTAGAAATAAGTGTGTGCTATTTGTTAATAGCATAGTAGTTGGTGAGTATTTGTATGTAAAATTATATGAACCACTACCGGCTGATATACAAAACGATTTTAAATGTTGGGTAGTAGAAGAGCAAAAAGCTCCTTACGTTGATCAAATAACAATACAACCATTTGTTGCAAAAAAACAATATAATCAACTATCAAATCCAAACTGGTACGCAAACTCGGCACTTAATATTTCATCTGACACAGGATTAAGAAATTGGAATGATTTATTAGGTTCAAGTGTACAGACATCACAACAAATAGTAGATGCATATTTTTCTGGAAGTTTAACTGGTGTAAATCTAAACATAGATTTTTCAGATTTTAATAATTTTGTATTTTATAGTTCAGCAACAAATCGTTTAG